GCCTGATGGAGAAGACGAAGCCGTGACCGGCGTAACGGTCACACCCACCAGCGCCAGCATTGCCGCAGGAGCAACCACCAGCTTCACCGTAAACGTTGCGCCAGCTGATGCGTCAGATACAACCTTTACCGTTGCCTCATCTGTACCAGCGCGCGCTACTGCAACCATCAAAGGCGGCACCGTGACGGTCAGCGCTCCATCTGGAGCGACGGCAGGCACTGCAAACATCACCGTAACCACCACCGATGGATCATTCACAGCTGTTTTCGCTGTAACCGTGACCGCGTAGTGATCATTCCCTGGGTCTCCTGTGAGGCCCACACAATGATTACTGAGGAGAACAGCCATGGTCCCAATGAAAGAGGTCGGTGAATGCCTGATTAGCACGCCGGACGCCGATTATCTGTTTCGCCCCTCGTTCATCAACATGATGCGTATTGGTGAGCCACAGGAAATCGTTCAGATATTCGCTGACCTGCACAGCGACGAAATTACCCCACTAACAGAGCGTGCGCTGGCTGCATATGGACGCATCCCGATGTGGCTGATTGATCACATCCGCACCAGTACCTATGGCAAACGCGCGCTGGTGGCTGCAATAACCGTGCTGGAGGCATGCAGCAATGATGATCTGACTCCACTGGTCGGTGAGTTCAGACCGGCAAAGGCAAAAGGGAGACCGTTCAAGCGCCGCAAGGGGCTAATGGATGATTTCGATATGGTCCTGATCGCCCAATCGCTAATCACGCACGGGATCATTGGAAAAGCCAAGGTGCGCCAGCTGCAGCGCAATGAGAGCGGCGCGACCACAAACGAATTTAACGCGTTTGAGTATATCAGCGCTGCCCGTACCCATTTTGGCATCAGCCGGGACGAGGCGCAGCAGCTGACCATGACAGAATTTCAGCTGATGCTGGCTGCTAAATATCCCGCTCAGAAAGGGTACACCAGAGAGGAGTACGATCAGGCTGCAGATGATTATTTTGCTCGTCGGGAGAAGCGCCGCGCCAAAGCTGCCTGATCTTAAACATCCAAATCACACACCTCGCTCAGGCGGGGTTTTTTTATGCCCGGAGAATATGAATGGCAGGTTCAGTAAACGCTGGCAGCATCGTCTACGAGGTGGACATGGACACCGCCCGCCTGCTTGCGGCCCGCCGTGAGGTAGATGCCGCCCTCAGTGGCATGAGCGGAACCGTAGGACGTCTTGACACCACTGTGACCCGCGCAGAACGCTCAGTGGCAACCCTGCAGCGCACTATGTCCCGCCTGAGCGCCGTAGCCAGTAGCGTAATGGCCGCCATATCGGTGCAACAGATTGCGCAGTACGGTAACGAGTGGGTGACGGTTAATAACAAACTGGTTAACTCCGTCAGGGCCAGTGAGTCCCTGGCTGACGTTACTCAGCGTGTTTTCAATATTTCACAGGATACACGTGCCGGTCTGGAGGCTACAGCAACCCTCTATGGACGCCTTGAGCGTTCAACACGCAGCGCGGGGACGAGTACCAAAGACCTCATCACGCTGACCTCGACGATAAACAAAGGCCTGGCGGTTTCTGGTGCAACCACGGAGGAGGCCAGCTCCACCATGACGCAGCTGTCTCAGGCGCTGGCGTCAGGCGTTCTGCGTGGGGAGGAGTTCAACTCCATCTCTGAGAACGGTAGCCGCCTCGCTGTGGCGCTGGCTGATTCTCTGGGCGTCACAATCGGCCAGCTTCGCAGCATGGCTGCGGAGGGTAAATTAACCACCGAGGTCGTAGTTAATGGCCTGCTCAAACAGAGTGATGCGATTGCCAAAGAATTTGCCAATACGGCGTTAACGATGGGTCAGGCGTTCACTGTAGCTAGCAACAACATCACCAAATTTGTCGGAGAAAGCACCACCGTTTCAACATCTATCCGTGTGTTTAACGACGCGGTGATTTCACTCAGCCAGAATCTCGATCTGGTCGCTAATGCTATTGGTGTGGCCGCTGTGATATTCGGCGCGCGCTTTACCGGCGCACTGGCGCTGGCAACGAAAGCGCGCATCAATGACGCACTCGCAGCCAGAGCGCAGGCCGCTGCCACAGCTCAATCCACTGCGGCCACTGCTAACGCCGCTCGCGTGACGGCGCTGAAAGCAAGTCTGGATAAAGAACAGGCGTTATCAAACCTTGCCCTGGCTCAGGCTGAGTACAACGTCGCCAGAGGATCGGCGGCAGAGGCGTTCGCGCTTGAAAACCTCATCGCCATTAAATCTATGGCCATCCAGCGTTCTGCCACCTATGCAGAGGCTCAGATTGCCGAGGCCGCAGCAACCAGAACGGCAGCGGCTGCTGCCGCTGCGGCAACCACGACGATTGGCGGGCTCGCAAAAGGAGCGCTTGCCCTGATTGGTGGTCCTGCTGGCGTGGCAATGATAGCGGCTGCCGGGATTTTCTATTTCTATCAGAAAATGCAGCAGGCGCGGCAGGAAAGCATCGATTTTGCTGACAAGTTGGATGGCGTCATTGCCAAAATGAAAAACATGAGTCAGGTGCAGCTCGCCGCTCAGATTGATAATGCCACCAAATCCATTAAGGCGCAGGCTGAGGCAATAAAAGATAACCAGGCGACACTGGAGGCTAATGAGCTGCAGCAGGCCCGTCTGCGCCGCACTCTGAGCTATTTGCAGGAGGGCAGTCTTTTATACAGGATGACCCTCTCTGAGCTAACCGACGCCCAGAGTGAGCACACTCAATTACTCGCCGCCAATGAAACCGCACAGAACAAACTGAGCCAAACGGTCAACAAAACAGGCATTTTGCGCGCTCAGATGAACGGGACCTTTGTGCAGGGTATTGACCTGCTGAAACGTGATGGGAATGAAGCCGGTGTTACGTCCGGCCTGATGAGGCAGCTCGGAACCGCGATTGATTTCGCCAGCCGGGCAAAGGAAAAATTCAACTCCACCAGCCTGCAGATACCTCGCAGTGAAAAAGCAGACGCCTATAACAAGGCGCTGGCAGATGAAAACACACTGCTGGCCATCACGGATAAGCGGCTTCGCGCGGTCACTAAAGCAAGGATGGAGGCGACTGAGAAAGGGGGTAATCAGAATCAGATCAACGCTGCTGGTCAGCTGGCTGGTGCTCAATACGACCTGCAGCTTGAGGAGAAAGCCCGAAATAAAGAAACGCGAGAGGGACTGGCCGCTGGTAAGAAGGCTGAGACCCAGGCGCAATCAATAGCCCAGAAACTGGCTAACCTGAAGCAGCAATCAGAGCTGGTGGCTGATTCAACCCGCCAGCTCAGTCGCGAACAGGCGATTCTGGCCGCTCAGCAGTCCCTCGGCAGCGCTGCCACTCAGGCGGATATCAAACAGGCCGGCGAGTATGCTGCTGCCAAATGGGACGCCAGCAACGCTATCCGCGCTCAGGCAGCAGCCGAAAAACTCCTGCCCGAGACTAAAGAGAATGCGAGCTATAAACAGGATGTGGCTGACCTGCAGGCTGCGCTAACTGCCAAAAAGATCAGTCAGGCGCAATTTAACGCCTTCTCAGAACGCCTTGAGCAGGAGCACCAGGTTAATCTCGCTAAAATTCGCGCTGATCAGGTAGTCACGCCTCAACAGCAGGCTGCCGGTACAGTTGATCCGGTTCAGCAACTGGCAAACGAGAATGCCCAGAAACTGGCATTAATCCAGCAGTTTGAGGCCAATAAAACCATCACCGAGCAACAGGGGCTTGAACTACGCAAGGCGGCCAATACGGAGTACGAGCAACAACGTACAGCAGCTATGTGGCAGTTATGGCGCAATCAGAACGCAGGTAATGAAGCGTTGGCTGCTTCGTTTGACTCCATTGCCGGGAGTGCATCTAACGCATTCACAGGGATGATTACGGGGAGCATGACAGCCGGGGAGGCGGTGTCCTCTCTTGCCAGCAATGCCCTGAATACGCTAATCAACTCATTCGTTCAAATGGGTGCTGAATGGGTCCGATCTTCAGTAATGGGGGCCGCAGCTCAAACAACAGCCATCACAACCACAACGGCAGCATCCGTAGCCGGGACGGCAACCACGACAGCAGCGAGTACAGCAGCAGCAGGTACAACGCTGGCGGCATGGTTGCCCGCTGCTCTGGTCGCGTCAATCGGTTCATTTGGTGCGGCGGCTGTAGTAGGTGGTGCAGCACTTCTGGCGTCATTCGGGCTGGTGGCTGCTTTATCAGGCAAACGCAAAAACGGCGGGCCGGTGTCAGCGGGCTCTATGTATCAGGTAGGTGAAGGCGGCAAGCCTGAAATCTATCAGGCCAGCAGTGGCAAGCAATTCATGATCCCCGGTGATAACGGTAAGGTGATCAGCAATAAAGAACTGAACTCTGGCAGCAGCGGGCAAATTCAGGTCTCTATTGAGTTCAATGATTACACCTCTGGCACGCATACCTATGACGCGCAGGCAACACAGAGCGGTAACACGTTAACCGTTCAGGCGTTCATCATGGATATGGACCAGGGTGGGCCAATGAGTGCCTCAATTACCAGCAATCTGCAGACGCAGAGGAGGGCGAGGGAATAACTATCACAGACTCATCAACTACCCACATGCACCCATGAGATTGTTTAACAGACCCGCTTCGGCGGGTTTTTTGTTTGCTGAGGAACAATATGGCAATTGATTATCCTGAGTGGCTCCCACTGGCTCAGAAATCCAGTAAAAACCCCACCAGCGATACCGGGTTTCGCACTGACCAGCCACAGGTCGGTGCGCCCATTTTCCAGAAACTAACTGACGATCTGAAAACATCGTTCAACCTGACATGGGTATTCACCGCAGCCCAGCACAGAGCGTTCACTCAGTGGTTACGCAGCCCTAATTATCTGGATAACTGTAATCAGTGGTTCAACATGCGCGTTTCGACCGGCACAGGGGATACAGGTACTGAGGTTCAGGTGCTGCACTTCACAGCTTTTCCGACATGGAACCAGAAAGGCTCCACGTTTACCTGGACCGGAAACGTGGTTGCCAGAGAGCTGAAAAACTCCGATGACGAGTTCGATGACTATCTGATCGAGTTTCCGCCGCCATGGGCGAGCTGGCTGGACATAATCGTCACCGGCTATCCCGATGGCCGGGATAAAGAGTCACTACCAAAGGTGAAATAATGCCTACGTTTCGTGAGTTCAAAAGCCGCCGACCCAACAGGATTCTCTACGACACCATAACCTTTTATAACCCGGCGTTTGGCTACATCCGGCTGGTGGACAAACAGATATTCTCCAAAACTTTTGCAGGCGAGGTTTATACACCCTGCAGGATGGAGATTACTGAGAGCCAGCAAAGCAGCACACCGGTAATCAACAGCACGCTTAAATTCGCTCGCATGGCTCAGGATTTTAAGCAGCAGCTCAAATTGTGGCGGGGTGCAGGCCGGATCACACCCATCTCAGCAACCTACATGCGTTTTGATGCCTCCGACATGAATACGCCGCTCAAACCCTGGACGCTATACGTGAGCGACGTGAGCATGGACGCCTCAGACGTTACTGTCAGCCTGACGCTAAAAAACCCACTGAACAACAACATCGCCCAGCTCTACACCCCAGAGGAATTCCCGGGACTACAGAATGCGTAAATCAGAATTCATTGAGAAGGTCACAGGTGTGCCGTGGGCAGATCGCGCCTGCACATTTGAGGCTATGGACTGCTGGGGGCTGGTGGTTCTGTACTACCGGCATGTGCTGGGTATCGAGATTCATCACTCTCAGGATTACGAATCAGGGCGCGACTTTATGACCTGTTTTGAGGATGAGGTAATTTTCTGGGATGACGCGGAGATTTTTCAGGATGGCGGCATATTCATTGCCTACTACGGTGCTCAGCCCGTTCATGTTGGTCTGACGGTTGACGGCATGGCTCTGCATAGCCGGGGCGAGTGCGGGCATGTCAGAGCCGACAGCATTCGCACGATTAAAAAACTTTTTACCAGAGTGGAGTTTAAGACGTATGCCGGTCATTCAGATTCAGCGCGTACCGGGGCTGCCTAAAGAACGCGTCAATGTAGAGGCCGGTCAGGTCTTCAGTGAGTGGCTGGAACAGCAGCAGCTTCACCGGGAAGTAAGGATAAACCGGAATGGGATTGAGCTGAGTGACGATGATGAGATTGGTTTTTCACTGGAGGAAAACGACCAAATCATCATTTTTGATCAGCCGCGTTCAGGCGGTCTCGCCAAAACACTTTTAAACCCCTTCGAACACTTCAACCCCATCAAATTTACTAAAAAGGTGCTGGCCAGTCTGATAAAAATGCCTGGTGTTGGCAGTGCTGGTCAGACGAAAACCTCCTCCAATAATAGCCTCAAGGGACAGACCAACCTGGCGCGCAACGGCGAAGCCAAGCCGGACAATTTTGGGCTCATCCGGGCGTTTCCTGACCTCATTCAGGAGTCTCTTTTTGAGTACTCAGACAACCTGAAATATCTGACCGAGTTTATGAATTTTGGCCTCGGCAGGTATACGGTCAGCTCCGTGCGATTCTCTGAATCGAATCTGGGATCGATGGCCGGAGCGTCATTCACCATCTACAACCCCGGCGACATCATCGGTACTGTCCAGGAGGGCTATCAGTTTGATGATGTGGATGGTCAGGATGTGCCGGGTAAAAACGAATCTGACGATTTTCCGATTGAGACTGCATCAGCCACCAGCGTAATCAGCGGGAGTTATGCTGGTGGACAGATTCTGATGAAAATCGCCAAAGAGGCCAGCTTTGAATATTTTATGGGGCTGGCTCTGCCCCATGCTGTGGAGTTTACGATCAACGCGACGTACCCCACAGCCAGGGGGAACGTAACGCAGGATTTTACTCTGTCTGGAAACCTGATATCTGCAGACGAGACGAGCGAGGGGCCAGAGACGGAGCCGGTCTATTATTATAATTTCGTGATGAATGAGATTGAGGGGTCTAATGTCTCATACATTTCAACGGCCACCATCAACACCTCCAAATTTGTTCTCAATGATAATCAGGCGCTGGTGATAGGACCGTTTTTCTCGCCGGTTGAATCATCGCAATTGTGGATTCATACACAGTCCGCACTGGGTGGCAAATCAGAGACTAACTGGCGGCTGACGATCTGGAAGGTGGATGCAAACAACGCTCAGATTCCTAGCACATCTGAGACGTTTACCTACCGGCAGACTACCCCGCACCAATCCACCTCAGAGACGTTTTACCGCACCGACAAAATCACCCCTGTCGGTGGTTATGGACGCTACTCGGTGAGTTTTCAGAGGACTGATAACAGCGGTGACAAGAGCAGACTGAAGGTTGAGGCGATCCACGGCGTCAATATCCGCAACAATGTGAGCTACCCGAACGACACGCTGGTCAGGGTCACTGTGCGTCAGACGAAAAATGCCACCAGCGCCCGCGCCCGGAAATATAACGCTCTGATTAATCGCCATGTGATCAGCTACAACATGACCACGCAGTCAGTGGATTACAGGCTGCGGGCATCCCGTAAATTCTCAGATATTGCGCTGCATAACTGGCTGGTGGTTGGCGCGCAGGCTGAGAACACCATTGATATACATGGTCTGTACCTGATTCAGTCAGAGCTGGACGCCATTGATCCGCGCCTGTCATATTTTGACTACACGTTTGACGATGAGGATGTTTCCCTCGGTCAGAGAATGGAGACAATTTGTGATGCTGCCGGGGTCACTGTGTTCTGGGATGACGGGATATTGTCGTTCACCCTGGATAAGAAGCGGAGTGCGCCAGCTACGGTTTTTAACCGGTCCAATACCACGGATGCAGGTTATTCGCTGAGCTATGAAATGACCCTGCCGGGAGGGTATGACGGCGTTGAGGTGCAGTACCGCAACCCCTCTACCAATAAACAGGCGTTCATCCGCTACTGCGTGCGCAACAATCAGATCGAGCTGGGAACGCCAGCCAAAGCGAAAAAATTCGAGATGATGTATGTTCGCGATGATTTTCAGGCCGACTACCGCGCGCAGAAAGAGTGCCGCCGCCTGATTTACTCGCGCATGAGCATGGCTATCACAGCGCTGGCGGATGGCGAGTGGTGCAACGTAGGGGATATGGTCCAGGTGCCAGATACCTACGACACAAACCATCAGGCGGGGTATATCGTGAATCGTTCGGGCAATGATTTCGAAACGAATGAGCGGATCACATTCACTGGCTCAATGTTCGTCATGATTACCGACAGCATGGGAAACACGACCGCCCGTTACCCGGCCACACCGCGCAGCGATACCGATTATGGGTTTACCGCTGCCATCCCTGCTATCGACCTGAATATTTATGACGGGCTTCAGGTGCAATCCCCATCGAGGTATGTGATTGCCACGACTGAGGAACTCGACGCTACGCGCTGGATAATTACTGAAAAACAGCCCGGTAGCGATGGGACGACAGCGCTTACCCTCACAGAGTACAGCGACCTGATTTACCCCTGATTAACGAATCCCATCACCAAGCCAGCCTCGTGCTGGCTTTTTTTATGGAATAAATATGGCTACCCAACCAACTAACAATCCAGTACCCAGCGAATCGCCCCGCGACCTTAAATTTAACGCCGGTAAAATCGATGAGTTCGTTACGTCACCCTCGGGGGAATATACAGATCGTCTCGGTGGCAGGCATAAAACTATAAATGGCATGGAGGCGGATTTTGAGAACCAGCTCAGCAGCCAATCTGACCGGTTTTATACCCAGCTCAGCGGACAGGCAGTGCAGTTCACCGACCAGATCACCAGCCAATCCGCCCAGTTCAATTATTTTATTCAAAACTCGGGCTATGAGGTGGTCGGCGACTATGAGAATGGTCCGCTCACAATCAATTCGTACAACCAGATTATTCGTTATCAGGGGGAGTTCTATAAACTCACTGGCGCAACAGAAATCCCCTGGACGACTACCGGCAATGATGCCACCAGCTGGGCCAATGACTCTGCGCAGCTGGTGGGCGTTGCAGATGCTGCACTGCGTCAGGAACTGGCCGGTAATGATGGGCTGAAACAGATTGGTCAGTGCCCCGACATCATAACGCTGCGCGCAACTGAACCCGAGATGGATGGGCAGCGCATCTTTGTTCGCGAGTACACCATCGGCACAGGCAAAGGCGGCGGCACGTTCGTTTACTGGCAGGACGACACCACATCGGCAGACGATGGCGGGTATGTCATCGTTACCAAAGCCGGAAAGCGCTGGAAACGTAATTGCACGCCTGAGATGCTAAATGTAACGCACTACGGCGCTGTGATGGATGGCGTGACGGACGATATGCCCGCCGTAAAACGGATGCATTACGGCATGCAGGGGCAGTCAGGGAATTCTGTTGGAGTACGAACACCAGCCGGTGAGATAGCCCTGAGTTCGACATTCGACATTTCGGGCGAGGCTGAGCAGGGCACCTTCCGGTTCCGTGGGCCTGATGTTGAATATGGCGCTGTTCCACTGACCCGCGTGTATTTTGTTGATAAGACGTCAACCACACCGGTTTTTCAGGTCAATGCTCGCAGGATGGAGATCAGCGGTCTGCACCTGATTGGGGCGGGCACGGTAACGCCGTTTTATAAAAACGTTTGCCCTGCTGGTCAGTACATTCGCGTTAAATCGTTTCGCTGCAACGATACCGGTGGTCTGGTGTTTGATGTTCAGGACACCATTGATACCAAATTTGATCAGATTTACTGCTCAAAAGCGTCAGGCGGATTTTTACGGGCAGGATGGTCGAACACTGAAAAAGGTGGCTGGAACCACTCCACAGCAATAGAAATTACAAACAGCAACTTCTCAAGCAATACGACTGTTGATGTACTGCAATTGATTCGTTGCGGTCAGAGCCTGATGTACAACGTCTGGTTTTCTAATAACGAGTACACCTACGATATTTCACAAGGCGGGTGGATTCTGAATACCGTCATAATGGAGAACTCCACCTATCCGGCTAAAACAAAATGGGCAAAAACAGTTGAATTCAACTGCCGTTACGCTCAGGGCGCAACGCTTGATGACACCTTATCTGGCTATACGCCGGACATGGATAATGGAAAGAGTCTGCCCACTTCAGTAACAAACGCAATGGATCAGGGCCGCACCAGTATTACGGCTACAGGTGCATCCATGCGATCTGGTTTGGCTGCATATTTTACTTACTCCGACACAGTTTTAAAAAATTCCAACAATGCTGAGACATGGTTCTATGTCGGGCGCATCGTACTGCCTGTACTGGGCCATACTGCGATAGTGCGTTTTTTGGGTGCATCCGGCTGGGAAACCACGGCGACGCCTGTCACACGCCCAGGCTCAACGAATTTCGGCGGCGGTGAAGCTCGTTTGTATGTTGAGATGAAAAAACCTAACGACGCCACTACCGGCACAATAGAAGCCCACTGGCATGGCGAGGGTGGTACGCCCGTCAAAGAGATCAGAATCGTACATAGCTGGCAGACCATACACATCTATGTGAAGGTCGCACAATATGCGCGGGCAACCGGGGTTTTTATTGAGACAAACAGTATCCCGCGCATGAATTCCGGCTCGCCATTTTACTTTGTGCCTTCGAACTCCCAGTTATCCAATGTTGATGACATTGCCAACAACGTGGTTGTACCAAGGCGCTGGGCCATAAACTCTGGCACATATGGCGGAAATGGGTTCGGCATGGATCTGGATTCGGGTGACTTACTTTTAGACTCCTCCAGTGTGAAATCTGTATCTGCCACGGACTGGATATCTATCTTTATAAATGGTCAAAAGCGATACATACAGTATCAGGAGTTTAATGATGCTATTCGCTTTCCTCGTTACACGTATGCCGAACTTCCAAGGCCAGATAAAACGACCTACGGGATGTGTTTCTGCATCGATACAACACGTACGCCAAAAATGCAGATGCTATACGCGTCAAATGATGGGATGTGGTATCCCGTTAATAATCCTTCTGATCCGTGGAAACCAGTTTAATGACATTTACAGCAAAGTTTATTCCTGATGAGTCCGTCATTGATGGGCTGGGCACGCCTGATGCACAAGGTTATTACGATGTTGATTTTGAGTTTCTTGATGTTATTGAAATTACCGAAACTGATCCTCAACAGTTAGTATGCTGTTATTCGATGGCATTGGATGGAGTGAGGCTGAATTACCGTTTTCGTTTTGGGTACGCCTTTAATGGGAGCAATGCAACATATGAGAAAGCTGAGGCTGCATTAAAAGACTACCTAAATGAGATGTATGTGGCTGCTGGTGGCTAAAATAGTCCGGTAGAAAAAGTAAGGTCTTTAATTTTATTAATTATCAATAATTTAACTTAATCGATCTGCGTCACCGATCAATCTCGCATTATTGATCGGTACAACCAGTTATGACTGAGAAGAGGGGGAGTATATTTTATTGCTGTTAGAGGAGGCTAACGTATTATGGAAAGGAAGACTGTATGGAAGCTGATGCTAATGGGGTGCGCTTTAATCTGGATAGTTACTATTCTGGGTTTAAATAAAATAATTAGTTTCCTTTATTCATTTTGCTTTATTATCTGATTTCGCCAACACCAGCCCGGCTTATGCCGGGTTTTTTTATTATACAATGCATCCAATAAAAATTATTTGGAAGGCGTGCCGCAAATCTGATTTCCGAACATTCAAAAATCAATTGGATGGGTTACATTGAGGCTTCACTAAATAGGAGGAACTCCATGGGAAATGGATTTGAGGAGCAAGCATACGATGCAGCATGTATGGCTATGGGAGCTGCTGTCTGGCAGCTTGTGAGCACATCGGAAAATGTGACGCCCGAAACTATCGCTAACATGATTCTGACGCTCTCTGAGCGTCATGATGACTTAGCGGTAAGTATTGCATTGTCGGTGCTGTTACAGGAATAGAAAAGCCCCGGCTACGGGGCATCCAGTCTTCTACAAAATCAAGCACATGTCCCTATATGATTCTTTATACAATGAATTTAAGCTAGCCAAACCGGTTAATATAAGAAAAATTCAAAGAACCGTCTCAAATCTTATTTTGACTCTACTTTTATTAATTCAGGGTTTGAGCTGAAAATGTTAATATCTAATGTAGATACTAGACATGAATGAGAATCAAGCCGAAGATACATTTTATCTTTTTTCTTTTCACCGCAGTCTGACACAAACGTAGAATCTGCAAGTAAAGCAATTTTGAAAAGTGGGCCTGAAGCATAGGCAACTGAAAGAATAAAGGGAAGAATAATAGGTATAATATAAAATGAGCGCATTGAAAAAAAGTAAAATTTTGATTCAGTTATTTTCTTCTTAATATTTGATGTCATGAATACAGAGCTAAGGGATAAAAATTGCAAAAGAGTAAGCATAAAAAAACTTAAAAATAGAATGATTGCAAATACGAGAGTAAGTGATAATGGGAAAGCTAATACTGCTGGGGAAAACTTCAAGTGCTCCTCTACCGCCCCAGTTTGATAACTAAGTATTTTAAGTGAGATTGTGTAAGAAACAAACCATAGAACAACATTATAAAACTTGATTACATATATATTTTTAGCCACTTTAATTATGCTGGGTAATATAGGGCGTACCATAAAAAAGCTTACAATAAACATAACTGTAAAGCTAAGGTATTCATGCTTAGTATACAAGAGGAAAAAAATAGTTAACCAAGCTATTAACTCGAGGCATTTTTTCCACCGAGTATGTAACCATTGAATAATTAAAGATGTGGAATGCATGCTTTCTCCTTATGCTTTTTTAAGGCAATGATTTTTAAATGGCAAGGATTTAATATCTGCTGCTGGATATTAAACCAGTGTTTTTTTATCTTTCATAGCAGACGCGGGTCTGTACTTAGTCCGCTTTGTGTAATGAGTAAGCATTACACTGATAGCGAATTATACTACTATGAGCAATAACAAATGCGTATACGTGACGCTTACACAGGCTTTATCAGATTCACCTCTTCAGGCTTAAAAGCCGGTCAGAATGGAGCATTTCAATGGCCTTTCAGAGCCCCGCCCAGAACTATACTGAAACGCGCCTTAATCTGGGCGATCTCGTTCATCTTTCCCCTTATTCAACCTATCTTATGCGCAGCGAAAGCGACTGTCCCGGTGCCGGGATTGTCAAAGGGTCCGTGCTGGCAATCGATCGGGCGCTGCCACCAGCACATGGCCAGCTTATAGTTGCTGAGTTTGATGGAGAGTTGACGCTGAGGCGCCTGCTGCTCAATCCTGTTCCTGCTCTGCAGGCGCTGGACGCAGACGAGACGGTAACGCTGCTGGATGTGAGTCAGGCACTTCCCGTATGGGGTGTCGTCGCTTATGCCCTTACCGATATAGCGGGAGTGGGATTCAACGGACCGGCAGGGGAGTAGTCATGTTCGCGCTGGCCGACGCCAACAATTTTTACGCCTCCTGTGAAACCATATTCAGGCCCGACCTGCGAGGCAAACCTATTGTCGTTGTTTCCAACAACGACGGCTGCGTCATCGCACGCTCAGCGGAGGCAAAGCGCATGGGCATCAAAATGGCCGCGCCGCTGTTTAAAAATGAGCGTTACTTTCGTGAGAACGGTGTTCACGTATTCAGCTCCAACTACGAGCTGTACGGTGACATGTCAGCGCGCATGATGGCGATATTGGGGGAGATGGCTGCAGGACAGGAGGTTTACTCTATTGACGAGTGTTTTCTTGATGTCACCGGAATTAGCAGCCTGACACCACTTGAGACATACGGCCAGCAGATGCGCGAGCGTATCCGAAGAGAGACCGGGCTTATAATTGGCGTGGGATTGGGGCCGACTAAAACGCTGGCCAAACTTGCCAACCACGCGGCAAAAAAGTGGTCAAAGACGAATGGCGTCGTTGATCTGTCTGACAGAAACCGGCAGCGAAAACTCCTGCATCTGACTGATGTCGGCAATATCTGGGGAATTGGCCAGCGTATTAGTAAGCGGCTTAATCAGCTTGGTATTACTACAGCGCTGCAGCTTGCAGATAACAATGTCAGCATGATACGGAAAAATTTTGACGTAATCGTTGAGCGCATCATGCGTGAGCTAAACGGCGAGTCCTGCATGGCTTTTGAAGATGCGCCGCCGCCCAAACAGCACATACTGAACTCGCGGTCATTTGGCGAGAGAGTCACAAAACTGGAAGACATGCAGCAGGCTATCGTGCTGTATGCCACGCGAGCGGCAGAGAAGCTCAGGGAGCAGAGTTCGCGCTGCCGCCATATTAGCGTGTCAGTTGCTACCGGCAGGCACGGCGATGAGCCGCGATATTCGAATACTGCATCGTGCATGCTCGACTATCCGACCAATGATACGCGAGACATCATTGAATCAGCGCTTCGCGGTCTTAGCACTATCTGGCAGGACGGCTACCGGTATGCCAAAGCAGGGGTGATGCTGGGTGATTTTTACCAGTCAGGTATGACGCAGTTTGATATGTTCAGTGAGCAGCAACCGCTTGCGAATGCAGACGCTCTGATGGCAGCGCTGGACGGTATCAATCGCTCAGGTAAAGGCAAGATATGGTTTGCAGGACAGGGAGAGCGCGACAGCTCATGGCAGATGAAGCGTGAAATGCTGTCACCACGATACACCACAAGGATTAAAGATATTCCAACAATAAAATAACCGTAACTAATAAAGTGAAGGTGAACCGGGCATGATCTAGTGAAAGGTCCGCTATGTGCCAAGAACGGAGGTTGTTAAGTCTGTCTTACATTGGCTAAAGGGGCGTCGGCCAGGTAGCGCTGTCCAATAAATTTAATTCAAACAATGTGTTATCAATTATGTGATGATGAAAATGTGGATTAAAGAATGTTGCATGATAATTTACCTAAGTGTAAAGTTCATTTAGTAAGCGCTGGTTATGTGACACATATGAATAAAAAGCTCACAAGGAAAAGACAATGGAAAGAAGGAACATAAATTCAAAGCTAAAGAAAATTATTTTTAGCAAATATAGCGGCAAATGTGCAATGTGCGGCATATCAAACGAAGATATGCAACTGGAAATTAGTCACATTTATCCCAAATCTTTTGGCGGGGAAAGCACAGAAGAAAATTTAATTCTAGTATGCCCAAACTGCCATTTTAAATTGGATAGGGACATCCTCAATGAAAGAGAATTTATAACTGTACTTGTTGACCTTTTAAAGAACTCCCATAAATATAAAAATATTGAAACAAATAAACAGTTAGGTAATCAGATTAAGGTTGAAGTTGATATTTACGCAGAATTAACGGAGGCTCGTGCGGATAAAAAGGAAATAATTGTAGAGTGTAAATCTCTAAGAGCTATTTCAGAGTTTTATATAGATAAAGTTATTGAAGAGATTGAAAAAATAAGTAGCACATACCCTAGTGCGAAAATAATATTTGCAACCCCCTCAAGAGTTCCAGAAAAAATTAAAGAAATACTAGTTAGGCGTAATATTCTTGCTTGGGATATTGATTATATACTTGATGAATTTAGTGATGAAATTGAAAAAATAAATAACATATATCTAAATTTATTGATTGGGAGTGTCAGCCAGAAAAAATATAATGTTAAGATTCAAAATCTAAGTGATAGGCTAAAAAAATGTTCACCTGGAAAGAAAGAGTGGTCTATATATCAAAAGCTGATAGGTGAAATTCTAGCTGAGGTCTTTTGTCCTCCACTGCAATCCCCTATGCCTGAAAACAGTGATTACTTAAAGACAAATAGAAGGGATTTTATATTATCAAACTATGCCAAAGATGGATTCTGGGAGTTTCTTCGTAGTAACTACAAAGCTGATTACATTGTGGTTGATGCAAAAAATTATTCTAATAAAATTAAAAAGGATGAGGTTCTTCAAATAGCGAATTACTTGAAGCCTCATGGTGCAGGAATGTTTGGGATGATATTTACTCGCAAAGGCGGAGATTGCCGTGGATGCGAAGCTACATTAAGAGAACAATGGATACTACATGGGAAATTAATTTTAGTTTTCGATGATGAAGATGTTGAAAATATGCTGATTGCTTCTTCAACTGGAACAACAACTGATATTATTGGTCAAAAAATAGAAAAGTTCAGGCTTTCAATGTGAATTGTAGTTAAGTAGAGACCAACTAGGGGGGAATGATTGTCCGCAGATCGCTCAGAGCGGAGATTCAACTACGTGATTCAGCCGCTTCCAGCCAAGGGCGGATATCATATACATATTTTCTGTATTTATCGAGCTTTACATTAGCTCATTCTGCATAAATAAGATACTAACAGAAATTTAAAATCTTATAATATGAAAAATGAAGTATTAATAAATGGTGAAGCCCAACTTATAGAGAGAATCATCACACAATGAAACTGTACATAACTGGAAACGGATTTGATTTACACCATGGTCTTGATACCAGCTATTTTTCTTTTGCCTATTTTCTGCGATCACATCAGAGGGATTCGTACAACAACTTAGTTGAGTTTGTCGGTTTCACGGATCTGCCTAAAGATCTTAATAAACTGAATAAGGATGAACATCCTTTATGGTGTGAATTTGAAAGCAATCTGGCAGGGTTAGATTCTCAGGCTGTACTGGATGCATTTACCGATTATCTTCCAAATCTGGGTGACCCAGATTTTCGTGATAGAGACTGGCATGCATTTGATATTGAAATGCAGCGAATCCTTGAAAGTTTAAGTGATGGTCTTTTAACCCAGTTTACGTCGTTTATTTCTCAGGTTAAATATCCAGAGCTTAGCACTGATAAAAAACTGAATTTATGTAACAACGCCTTCTTTATAAATTTTAATTATACTAGAACTATTGAATGCTATTACAGTATAGAAAGCAGCCAGATTCTCTACATCCACGGAAATGCATCCTTACCAGGGGATAAGCTTATTCTGGGACATGGTATCGATCCAGAAAATTTTAAAGAAAATCCTCAAGAGCCGCCCACGAACGTAACGGATGAGGAGCTGGAACAGTGGTATCAGCACATGTCTGATAATTACGACTTTGCGTATGAAAGCGGAAAAAAGACTTTGAATCGGTACTTTACCTATTCATTCAAAAATACAAATGAAGTAATGTCTGCAGGTCAAGAATTTTTCTCTCAACTTAATGAGGTAAACGAGGTGATCATTGTTGGACACTCTCTATCAGCGGTCGACATGCCTTACTTCGTTGCCATTAAACAACACGTGAAGCCTGATTCGACCTGGACAGCGACATGGTTTCTTGAAAAAGAACGTGAACAACACCTACATGCGTTGCAGAGCATAGGTATTGAATGTCCCCTAATTTTGCCAGTATGTAGTCTGCTGGCACGGTTGTGACTACTAAGAAAATACAGGCGTGTTAGTGTCCGCTTTTAGTTTTTAGCAAACTAAGGCAGCAGTATTAAACTTGGCGACGGAGCAGGTAAATCCTAAACCATTTATTTATTCTGCAAGTTGGGTTCTATGAGATGAGACCATGTGAAGCGGCAACATAACGGCAGTCAAAAAACGCCTTACTAGGTGTAAAAACTCTAACTTGGGGCAATTCCATCAGTTATCATTACCTGACGCTAGTGATGAAAAAGACGTTAATATAATTAGAAAACAATTATTCAACATTTATCACGCATAGCATCGTTGCAAGATCCTGTTTGATACACGCATGAAAATCCCCTGGCGACGGGATGGTTTCATATCGCGCCTATGTTTGCATACTGTGGCGTGAAGGATTTGAGATAAGTTGACCGTAAAATAACCCGATAGCCTAAAAATCTAGCATCCTCAGAGGCTTTACAATTCTGTGTCCCATTTCGGCTTGATCAAATCCACCGATTGATAATACTGTTTATTTATACAGTAATATTATAGGGGATTATTATGCCACGCGACTACGAAATTATGACGGCTTTCAGGCAAGCGATTAAGCGCGATGCCGAAGGCCGATTCACCATCAGTACACTCGACTTTGTAAATGAGCTTGGCCGGATGAACTGGCATTATACCCTTAACTCTGCGAATAAGTGGATAGAAACACATACAACCACGTTCCGAGATATCTCACCTACAGACGGTGATGAGCGAGTGTTTCAGGTGTTCAATCCGAACGGCGGCATGTGATGTTCGCCTTGGTTGATGTGAACTCGTTCTATGCGAGCTGCGAAACGATCTTTCGTCCTGACTTGCGCGGTAAACCAGTGGTTGTCCTATCGAATAACGATGGGTGTGTCATTGCACGTTCTGCAGAGGCCAAAAAGTTACAGGTACCGATGGGAGCGCCTTACTTCAAGCTTAAAGACGAATTCAGAAAGCATGGCGTCCATATTTTCAGTTCGAACTATGCACTTTATGCTGACATGTCGAACAGGGTAATGACCACGCTTGAGGGTATGGCCCCAGCAGTGGAAATTTATTCAATCGACGAAGCGTTTATGAATCTTGGCGGCATGAGCCGTATTGAACCACTGGAAGACTTCGGACGCCGAGTTAGGGCGCGTATCAAGCAAGAAACACATCTCATCGTAGGTGTTGGCATTGCGCCAACCAAGACCCTGGCAAAGTTGGCAAATCACGCTGCAAAAAAGTGGTCAAAGACAGGCGGCGTACTAGACCTGTCGAATATTGATCGTCAAAAGAAACTGATGGCGCTGGTGCCGGTTGAAGATGTCTGGGGTGTTGGCCGTCGCATAAGCAAGAAGCTGAATGCCATGGGCGTCATTACCGCGAAAGATCTGTCGGAGCAAAGCACTTACATCATCCGTAAGCATTTTAACGTGGTGCTGGAGCGCACCGTAAGAGAACTGCGGGGGGAGCCATGCCTGGAGCTCGAAGAATTTGCACCAACCAAACAACAGATAGTGTGCTCGCGGTCATTCAGTTCACGCATTACTGAAAACATTTACATGCGTCAGGCTGTTTGCTCTTTCGCGGAGCGGGCAGCCGAAAAGCTGAGGAAAGAAAGGCAGTTCTGTAAGCAGATAGCAGTATTTGTCAGAACCAGTCCGCACGCAGAGGGTGAGGTCTTTTATGGCAATCAAGCTTCGCGAAAGCTGCTTACACCTTCTAACGATACTCGCGACATCATCCGTGTTGCTATGGACGCACTTAATGACATATGGGTAGATGGACACCGTTATATGAAAGCAGGTGTGATGTTAGGCGACTTTTTCAGCCAGGGTATGTCTCAGCTCAATCTGTTTGATGAGTACCGGCCACAGCCTAATAGCGAAGCTCTGATGCGAGTAATAGATGGGCTAAATCAGAGCGGGAAGGCCAATTTATTTTTTGCCGGGCAGGGGATTGAAAGGTCATGGGCCATGAAGCGAGAAATGCTTTCACCAGCTTACACGACCCGTTTTGCAGACCTGCCAGTCGTCAAATGAGCGTGACTGTTATTAACTTGTTACCACTGCCAGTCTGAGATTGTAATGAGTGAAATTCATACAGAGTTGCGATAAAAGTCTTCCCCAAAACTCAATGTAACCTATTGGATTTTTTTAGGATTTATTTTCGTTAGCAGAGGGCATGTAAAGCAGTGTTTTCTTGATTTTTATTTAACAGAATCAGTTGGATAACACTGTTTTGCAAAAATAATGCTGCGTCACATAGAGTGGTTCGAAGCGGCTGACCTGATTGTTAAAGGTGTTGAAGGCGCTATCGCTAACAAGACTGTGACTTACGGTTTTGAACGCCTGATGGATGGCGCTAAACTGCTGAAATGTTCAGAGTTTGGTGACGCGATCATCGAAAATATGTAATTCGCTTAAGCCCGCATAGCGGTAAACGCTATGCGGGCTTTTTTGTGTCTGCTTTTCACTCTTTCCCCTTCTCTCCGCATCCTCTCTTCAGCCATGACCTGTTCAGCATTAACGCTCTGCTTACTCAGGCGATTAACAGGCTTTTGGCATCCCCCTTCAACGTATAGCTGAATGACTTTTCCTTATCAGCATCCTGATAAATTCTTACCTGCGACTGAATATTTTAATATTTCTGCAAATTGCATTATCCGATGCCACTACAAAAGAAACCGTGAACGCACAACTGGCATCTGTCTGTGGCTGAATATCGTTACTGTAATAGCTCACTCATAAGGAGGGTTTATGGACGCTAATTATATAAAAGACGCGATTTATATCTGTCGCCTGATGTTTGGGCAGGCTGTGCTGGAATTATTAGCAGATAATCAGCCGGTCACTAACCGCGCTCTGGAAGCAAAAATAAAGGTGATGTTACCTGATGC